TTATCCAAGTCAACATGGTACTTAAACTCCTGTAAGGTATCGCACTGTTCTAATATACCTACTGTTTGTATAGCATTATCAATAAAGTGTTCTAGTGTATTATCCAGCATGGTAACTAGGTCACTGATGAATAACTCATCGTCTTTCCAGTCATCAAAGTATTCTAAGTTAACACTGGACAAGCAGCAAACTGCTGTACGCTCCTCGCTGGTAGGCAAGGTAATCTCAGAACATAAATTACTTTGGCGTACTTTAAGTGCTAAATCTTTCTGCTGTTGCGGTAGAGCCTCGTTACAGCGGTCAAGATTAACAATATATGGTTCACCTGTTTCTGCTCTGGTGTGTATTAACTGCCACCACAAGTCCCGTGCTGGGACTGTCTTTATAGCTTGCTTTGATTTAGGATCTATCAGCCGCCAAGGGAGGTCGTGTTGGACAGAGTAAAGAAACTCATCAGAAATACTAACCCCGTTATGTAGATTAAGACACTTGCGGTTAAGATCCCCACCAGTAGTTTTTCGCATAGCAATAAATTCTTCAATCTCTGGATGACTAATGTCCATATACGCTGCATAAGATCCTCTCCTAGTGACGCCCTGATTAAAGGCAAGCATCTGACTGTCTACTACATGCATGAATGGAATGCTACCAGTAGACTCACTACCGTTAGCAGTAGATACCCCATTACTCCTAACATCACCCCAATATCCACCCAAGCCTCCACCCGAACTTGCGAGCCATATGTTCTCATCATAGTGATCAGATAGACCACGCCTTGAATCAGGAACATAATTAAGAAAGCAAGAGATAGGTAAACCACGCTTGGTTCCCCCGTTGCTAAGGATAGGAGTGCTAAACATGAACCAATTAGAACTTGCGTAATTATAAAGTCGCTGTGCAAGATCGAAGTCAGTATGTCCTTGATAAGTAGCACTGTACACAGCAGCCCGTGCGAAAGCTTCTTGAGCATGTGTTTCATCTTCCCAAAAGTATCTGTCTTTTAAAGTTTCTAAAGAAAACTCATTGAGTAATTCTTCTTTGTCATAATCTATTTCGATGCCTAGATAGTTCATCTTCCCAGTTTTCAATGTCATCAATATCTTCCTTTTCTCTAAGCTGGTCTTTTCTGTACCCCTTGGTTCGCGCTTTATTCTTAGATTGTTTTCGCTTGTTGAACCTTTCCCTACGTTCTTCTTTCCTATCCCAAGACATCCTGATTCTCCATCAAGAACTTGAGCAATCGCTCCTCGTACCAACGAGCTTTGCGTAGATCTTCTATGGGCTTTTTCTTGTATCTGAATCTCCAACGGTACTTCAAAGAGTTCCCACGTAGATAACCTACAAACTCATCAGGAGTAAGCATGGCCTCAATAGCTTCTATGCACTCTATGTGTCCGTTATTATAATGAGGCGGGTGATCTACCATAGTGTTTATTAAATTAGAATATGAGTTACCCAAACGATTATCAAGTATATTTTCACCATATACAGGATGATCATTAGGCTCATTCCAATCTTCTGTAGATCTCCTATTTAAGTTACTCCACTCTTCTGGTGTTGCGTCATCAATACTCATTGCATCTCCAAGTTTATCTTATCAGTACGTTTCTTAAATTCTTCAGTGTCTCTAGCAGACGCATCAATCCACTCATCTGGGATAGTGTCTTCGCTGAACCATCTGAAACCATTAGCATTTGCCCATTCTGCATGAGATCTTTTAGTCCCATCTTTACGTCGCTTAGCGCCAGGCATAGGTGCTGAAGGGTTAGCAAACAAGAATACAAGTTCAGTATTTTTAGGTAAGTTCTTTTTTACCCATACGTACTTGTTGTACTCGGCAAAGTCCCAGAACCGTCCTTTAGATTCAAGTAGTATTTTCTTACGCCCTATCTTTCTAACGAAGTCTGGCTCATACTTGTGTTCGACTACATACTTAATGTTGTCAACGTGATGATCCCAATCTTTTAGTATAGATTCGTGTAGTACAGCTTCCCATATAGAGTCGTACTTATGGTTGTCTGCCGTAACTACTTTCTTAGGTCTAGGCACTCTAGGTTTTCTGCGCCCACTGACCACACGTTTCTTTGTACTAATCTTCAACACTCCCTTTCTTTTTGGCTAGGTCTTCTAGATCTTTCATCGTTATATCTTCAACACTACTGCCAAGACTTACAAGTTTCTTGATGCTTTTTCTAGTCCACTTAGGGCTATAGAAGCTTAACCTCAAACACCCATTAGCATGGAAATAGTTAACGTCTGGCAGGAAAGAGTACATATTTTTCAATGATACTTTTTCGTAGTCTTTATCAGATATGAGTGTCTTTAACCACTCTAGTAGAAGGAAGTCTGCATGTCTGTTTATTCTTTTTATGATCTTTCTGTTCATGTAATCTCCAATACTCTGGGTTCAGATACTACTTTAGTAAAGTACTTATAACCGTTTGAGTATTTAAAGACTCTTAGACCAGAGCCATCATTAGAATCAGACCAGCATTGTTCTTTATGGGGGCAGTATCCGCAGGTTCTAGGTAATACTTCATTACCTTTTTTACCTTCAGGTATAGGAGTATAGCAATGGCTTGGAGGTTTGTCAAGTGTCAAAGCCTCTTTTAGCTCTTTTATTTTCTTTTTTACATTAGGTTTAGATAATGTCCCAGGTCTGAACAGAGCTAATTCACCTGACTCCTTGTTGATGGCTAAGAAACCACCTTCACTTGTACCTTCTGCTGCCTCGTAACCTGCAAGCTGCGCCATATATCCGAAGCTATCGTCGTTTATAAGCGTACCTTCAGAGAACTTCTTGAAGGCAAAGTTAGATGCAGTCTTAACATCAATAACTTCACCGTCTATCTTGCAGTCCATGTGGCCTTTGATGTCATCAACTACTACTTCTTTCTGCTCATCGGTTACAGTATGACCTGAAAGCTTCACCAGCATAAGCAGTACTTCTTCTAAGATATGCCCATACAAGAACTTAATCTGTGTAGCTGCTTTAGGTTTGTACCTATCGTCTACTTCTTTAGAGTCATACCACAACTGCCTCGCAGGACGCCCTATACTGCTCATACGCAGCCCTTTAGTCTGCTTGTGTGGCTGAGTCCAGCCCCTAAGAACGTCCTTCATACGCTCTCCAAAGTCCTCTATAGCTTCATCAGGTAACTCTTTACCGTCAGTAGCTTCGATGACAGCAGAGTACATATCGTCTACTAGGTTGTCTAAAGATTTAGAAGAGTTCATGTTGATACACCTCTGGCCCATTGTCTTGATGTTTTACAAAGTGCATCTTACGTGTCTCAGGGTTGAATGCTAAGAAGTGTACGCCAAGCCTTTTTTGCTCTTTACTACGTACCCGTCTTATACTGTAAACATTTGTAGGTGATCTGTAATCTTTCTGCATAGTTTTTACATCTATCAAAATAGATTTACCAGACTTATCTACAGCTATAATATCAACAGCCCCAGTGCCTCCAGCATTCATAAAGACTTCGTAACCGTTATCCCATAGCCAAGTTACTGCGTAGTACTCTGCTATGTCACCTACTCTACTCGTATCAGTTCGTTTCTTAGTCATCTTTATTCTCTCTCTTAATTTTTAAGTACTCAGTAACGAAATGTTCTATACCTCCAGATCTATATGTTGTTAGAGGCTCATCTTCTTTAGAGTAAGGAGTCCATAAGCCTTCTCCAATTACATATTTATATTTTTTACCTGTACGGTTGTAAACATATAGTTCATTAGCGTTATCAGCTTGTATAAACTTTATGTCTTGCACAGTTAAAAAAGAACTAACACTATCTAATGTTTCTTCTATCTCAGGGCGCTCAGCATTAAAGAATCTATTTATAAAATCAACAATACCTTTTGATCGAAAGTGTTTAGAAGGGTAGCCTCCTTTAGTGCATGATGCCCAGCGTCCAGTGGTGTAGTAGTATGCATAAGCTTTACTCTTTTTGTAAATCCATAGCATACTTCCTCCTTCTTTAAGTTCGTACTCTATTCCTTTAGAATCTAAGTAATCCATAACATATTCAGCAGTCTGATGTGTTTTATGTTTAAAGAAAGCAGAACCTTCACCGTCATTACCATCATAAACCCAGTTGTATTCCTCATCAATGTGTTTCTGACCAGTTGTTTCCGACATTATATTCTCCGTCTAGTGGACAAGTAAGGTAAAGATAATCACCAGCATCTATAATAGCTTCGACACCCATCTTACCTACACGATCAGCGTCTTTCTCAAGAACCTCAAGCTGCCACTCATCATGCACATTACATACAAAGTGAGCGTCTAAGCCTTCCTTCTCAAGCTCATCGTTGAACAGCACCAAGGCTTGCTTCATAACAATAGCACCAGCACCTTGTAGCAAAGTGTTAAGTGCTGAATGTTCTGATCTTACAAAGAGCTTTCGACCATCTAACCCTTTGAGGTAGCCTCGACCTGCCGCTCTCGCAACTTTGTTTTTGAGATTTGTAAATGCTGGAAGATTATCAAAGAAAGATTTTCTAAGTCCCTGGCCAACTGCTCTGCCTCCTCCAGCCACACTTCCAAGCTTTTCATCTCCTGCTCCGTATAGGAGTGCATAAATGAATGTCTTCGCCTGATTTCTTGATTCAAGTCCCGCAAGTTTTTGATTAGCGGTGTGTACGTCTCCGTTAATGATTTCATTAGTATAGTCCTCGTCTTCCATATAGTGAGCGAGCATCCTAAGTTCCAAGCCACTAGCATCTATACCTACCAGTTTGTATCCTTTGGGTACAGTCCAGCAAGCACGACAGTCCTTTCCATATGGTGAATTAGAACTCGGTACTTGAGCCATATTAGGTTCACGATGAGTCATGCGCCCCGTTATAGTACCGTTAGGTATTACAAAGCCATGCACCCTGCCATCTTCTCTAACAGATTCTATCCAAGACTTTATCTGTGCCTCACGTTTCTGATACATCAGATAGTCTTTGATTAGTTCTGCTTCAGGTATACCTTCAATAGAAGAAAGAGTTTTCTCGTTAACCACTGGTCTACCATTCACAGTAAACTCTGTAGGCTTCCATCCAAACTCTACTAAGTATTCTCCAACCTGTTTCCTAGATCCTATGTTGAAGTCTACAGTTGTAGTTCTAGTGGTAGAGAACACAGCAGGTTGCGAAAGGGTTTCGTACTCTTCAGCCGTAAGCCTGACGCCTTTACCTGAAGGTGTATCCCAGCTACCTGTCTTGGCAACAGCACCACCAGCATTCTCCCTGCGATATATCAGACGCTCATCTATCTTAGGTTTGAACACCTTACATACTTCAGCCTCTGTCTCTGCCATCTTCTCACGCATAAGAGCCAGTAGCATAGTTGCCTTGTACTCGTCAAAGTAAAAGCCCCGTTGCTCTTGCTTCTTGAGTATAGTGGCTACCTCTTCTTCAAGCGCCATAGACATAGGACTAAAGCCCACGCCTTCTTTCTGTAATGCTTTGTATACTTTCACGTTCACTGCTACGTCACGCTTACAGTACTCAAGCATGTCCTCTGTATACTCATCGAACTGTTCAAACTCAATCTTAGACAGACCTAGTTTAGCTCCCCATACTGCAAGGCTATGACCACCTTCACGCACAGGATTAAACAGTCTAGAATAAACAAGAGTGTCTACTATTTTTTGATAACCTAGTTTGAAAGATGTGAGTTTCTCAAGCACTGGTATGTCAAAGCCAATGATGTTATGTCCCGAAAGCTGCGAAGCATTATTCAAAAGCTTAACACCTTCCTCAATATCATCAGGGCCATACGACCACACCTGACCTGTATCCACCTCTTGTGCTACTAGGCACCATATCTTAGTGGCATCTAAGCCATCAGTTTCTATGTCAAATAATAACTTCATTCAAAAGCCAACCCTGATTCTTCTTCAAAAGTTATATCAGTATCATCGACCTCGTTCAGCCTACCAGTATCCTTATCATACTGAAGGTAGGTAGCGATACCGACATCGCCTGTGTATCTAGACTTCAAGATACGGACACGAGTAGTAGAAGCCACCACTGGATCATCAGCCTGTTGATTACGTTCAAGAGTTATAACGCAATCGGATAGCTGTGCAATGGACTGACTGCCTCTAAGGTGACTCAGATCCGTCTCTGCGCCCTTCTCATGGCCTTTGTTACCATCAATGCGTCGAAGGTGTGATACCAATATAAGCCCTGCTCCTGTCTCTTCAGCAAGGCTACGTAGCCTAGTCATAATAGAGTCAATGGATCGCCGTTCATCGCCTTCAAGTGTAGCAGACACCATCATATGTAGGTGATCTATTACTACCCATTTACACTCGCATCCTACAATCATGTACCGTAGCTTTGAAAAGATACCGTCAATGTCATTGGAGCCAAAGTGTGCGTGTATCCATACCCTGTCGTTGTTGTTATTGTCCACAAACAGATCATCAAAAAGAATGTCTAGCTCTTCTTTAGAATGTTCTTCACGTATCCGATCAATGTGTAACTTAGCATTAGCTTCAATAGATAGGATACCATCAACAGTCCTAGTCCAATCTTCTTCAAGAGCTACGATGCCTATGTTGTCACCTGTCTCACGGATCAGCCAGTGTTCTAGTTCGCGTGTAACACTAGACTTACCTAAGCCTGTGCCACCTGCAAGTAGTACTAGCTCACCCTGACGTAAGCCTTCTAGCTTCTTGTTCAAGCCTTCCCAAGGGTATGGAATGGACTTCTTCTTAACCCTGTTGTGGAACTTATCTTTGTTCTGGCTAACATTCATAACGCCGCTAGGTGTGTACGTCTTAGCGTTCCACCAAGCATTCACATAGGCACCATGCTGATTATGCCGCAGCATATCATTGGCATCTTTGTGACCATCAGGCATGACCATGATCTTAGCCTTGTTAGGTTTGAGCAGTCTGGCTACTTTCTTAGCCGCCTCTTGTCCAGGTTTATCAGCATCAAAGCAGATGATGATGTTGTCGAATCTTTCAAGGAACTCTATCTGATTCTTTACATCTTTATCTGCGCCTTGTGCGCCGTTCTTTACTGAGACAACAGGCCACTTAGATCCTAGCAACTCGTATGCTGCCATTGCATCGCACTCACCTTCAGTAAGCGTAATGTACTTACCGCCTTTATCACCAACAGTCTGTTGACCAAATAGCCCACAGTCAGAGATAGGGCCAGCGGCAGTAAAGCCTTTACCATCTACGATGCGTGTCTTGTAGGCGACTTCCTCAGAGCCGTTGTAGTATGGATAGAAGTGTCGTGTAATGTCTCCGTTGTTATTGTGTGTGGATCTAACGCCATACTTTTTAGATGTAGCTAGACTAATTCCACGATCCTTTAGTGCGTAAAAGTCTCCTTCTCTGATCGTTACGCTGTCTTTAACAAGCCTTGGAACAGCTTCCATAGCTTCTCCCGTATAATTTCTAATGTATGTACCACATGAAAAACAATGTGCGCTGCCATCTGCATTAACACCTAAGCATTTTCTGTGGTTACAAGCTGGACAGTCTTTGTGTGTTTCTACAA